AAATTAGTTATTTGTACGAATAACATTAAACATAGTGGAAATGATGTCAAGTTTTATGTAAATGAGACTGTATATCACGAAGCAACTCATATTGCTCATATGTGCAGAGGATATAAACCTTTTTATATTCCATTAAAAGATATGCCTCTTCCACAAAGTAAACTTCAAGATATTGAAAAATCTGTTAGAATGTCTACCTCATCCAGACAGATAGAACACGAAGCCTATTGGATGGAAGATAAACCAGAACAAGTTAAGTATGTAATTCAAAAGTATTGTTTCTAGAAGAGCAAACATTCTCAAAAGATATTCTACACTAGAAGAGTTGGAGCAATTATTTAATTATTAGAAAACTTTGAGGAACTAACCTTGAACATTTTTGTGACTGATGAATGTCCTGTGCTTTCTGCTGCGGTACTTCCAGACAAGCATATTGTGAAAATGCCTCTGGAGACCTGTCAGATGGTTTCTATCATTTTCTCTAAATGGTATTATGATTGGGGATACATTCCCAAGAAAGATGGTCTTCCATATGACACTGAAAAGGGTGCCTTCCGCAATCATCCCTGTACTCAATGGGCAGCAAAATCCCATGAGAACCTTGCTTGGTTGATTCGGCACGGATTTGCACTTTGTAATGAGTATCAGCATCGTTATGAAAAAGAACACTCTTGTATGAAAAGTCTTGAAGTTGCAGAGAATATCTTTGCCACTAAAAGTGGAAAAGAAATTTCCATCTACAAAAATGTGGTAGAATTTACGAGGGCAATGCCTGATGAGTATAAACTTGACACAAGCATTGACACTTTTACTGCTTACAAGATGTATATTGCATCCAAACCTTGGGTTGCATCTAATTATCTTCGTATGCCAGAACGTAAACCAGAATGGATTTAAGTGATGGATAATAGTCATCCTGTTTGTAATTTATGTGGAGGTAAAGGATGTGAAAAGTGTCATAGTGGTTGGGAGTGTACTGGAGAAACCTGTAACAAATGTGCTATGGGTTGGGAATTGGGATTGGATAAATCAACTATTTCTCAAAGGCGTCCAGAATGGGTATGAAATACGAAAAAGGTGACTATTTCCTTGACAAAAATACACATAAGTTGTATATTTTTGATGGGAACGAATGGTGGGAAGTTGTCCCTACCTCTGAATTGAAAAAACCTGATTGGATTTAACTATGACTTTTAAATTAACACAAGAACAGACCGAAACTATTCAAGCAGTATTTGATAAACAATCAACCAAAAATGGTGACTATGATTGCTGGGAAGGAATAAACAAACAAATTCAAAAACAAACTGAATCCGGCATTCGTGTAAATGAAGAAGGGGAAGAAGAAATTCTAATTTTTTATATGGAAAGACATGGGGAATCACGCCCGATACCAGACCTGGCATTTTCTATTCATAAAGTGAAAGTCCATAGAGATTGAGATTATAACCAAACTACACAAAATGTCGTTTGGACATAAATAACATTAGTTATAACTCTTCTAATGGAACTCGACGGAATTACTTACAAACAATCAAAAACTTATCCTGACATTTATGTTAGTGCTTGTGGTAAAATTCTAAATGTGAAACCTATTGGAAGACTTGATAAACGAGATGGTTATGTTAATGTTAGAAGTAAAAGATTACATCAACTTGTGGTAGAATGTTGGGGGGATAAAAAACCAAAGGGTAAGGATTGGTGTATAGATCATATTGATGAAAATAAAACTAACAATAAAGTTGAAAACCTAAGATGGTTGCCCCGATCAGAAAACACAAGAAGGTCTCATTTGGGAAGACCAGAACCCAAAAAAGGAAGATTGCAAATGGATGATGGTATAAAGCAAAAAATTAAAAATCTTTCAGAGCAAGGATTGTCTCAAAGAAAGATTGCTGATATTATGGGCAAAAACCAACGAAGTATTTGGAATGTATTAAATGAGGTTTATTAATGAGTAAAGATTTTTTGTTTGTGGAAAAGTATCGTCCTCGTAAAATTGAGGATTGTATTCTTCCTGATGGTATCAAAAAAACATTTTTGGATTTTGTTAAGAAGGGGGAAATCCCAAATCTCCTTCTTGCTGGACCCCCAGGAGTAGGTAAAACTACAGTAGCAAAAGCATTATGTGAAGAACTTGGAGTAGATTATTATGTCATTAACGGATCCGACGAAGGACGTTTCTTGGATACTGTACGGAACCAAGCAAAGAACTTTGCTTCGACCGTCTCACTTCAAGGAAATGACAAGCACAAAGTCATCATTGTGGATGAGAGTGATAACACGACCGCCGATGTTCAACTCTTATTGCGGGCAAATATTGAGACGTTTTATAATAACTGCAGATTCATCTTCACCTGTAACTACAAGAACAAAATTATTGAACCCCTCCATTCCCGTTGTGCCGTCATCGACTTCACAATCAAAGGGAAGCAGAAGCAACAACTTGCTGGAGCATTCTTCAAACGTCTCCAAACGATCTTGGATACGGAAAGAATTGAATATGATGAAAAGGTCATTGCAGAACTGGTCTCAAAACATTTTCCAGATTTTCGTCGCGTTCTTAATGAATGCCAAAGGTATTCTACTGGTGGGAAAATTGACACTGGAATTCTTGCATCTTTCTCAGACGTTTCAGTAAATGAACTCATCAAGAATCTCAAAGAAAAGAATTTCACAGAAGTCCGTAAGTGGGTGGTCTCCAACCTTGATAATGATGCTCCGGTCTTACTTCGTAGGATTTATGACGCTTCTTATGATTATTTACTTGCCCAATCTATTCCTGCTGCTGTTCTCATTATTGCTAAGTATCAGTATCAGTCAGCTTTTTGTGTTGATCAGGAGATAAATCTTTTGGCAGCATTAACTGAAATAATGTGTGAGTGTGAGTTCCAATGAATCCCTATAAAATTGATTATAAATCCTTAAAGGAGAATCCAGTTAAAACGACTCCCGAAAATGTTAAAGAAGCAAACGAAGGTCTCTTTCGTGCTAAAATGACTCTTCCTGCTGCTGCTAAACATTGTGGCATGACGCAGAAAGAAATGAAACTTACTTTTTTTGAATACCTTAAGTATAATAAACCTGATTATGAAAAAAATTAAAAAAGACTGGAAGGCATATTGCAAAACTTCATTCAATTCCTTGAAGGCAAATCTTGAATATTGGGGTAAAGTAGAATTTTACCGTCCAATTACTAGAATTTATTATATTAATGTTTTTGATTGTGGTCTTTCTAATTTTACAGGTTTTGTAAGTGAAGAAGCATTAAAGAATAAAATTAATCGTAAAAAGGTTGTTTATGATCACTGTCTTTCTCCCCAATTTATTGGAAGAATGATTATGGATAATCCAGATAAATATCTTTCTAAATATTCTGTTTTTGAAGAGATTTTTTGGGAATCTTGTAAAACGGTTATGGTAACTCAACAAGAAAACATTGCTCTTTCGGCGCTCACAGAAAATAATGGACAAGATTATTTAATTCATGTTCCTACAAATAAAAAATATAATTATTTGGGAATTAATCTTTGGTTTCGTCCCCAAAAGCATGGTCGTTGGAGCGAAGCAGTTTCTTTAGATACAAATGTTATTGAAACACCAAAAGACCTGTTAGAATATGAAAAAAGGTTTTTGGTTTAATTATGCTATCTCCAGAAAATGCCATTTGGGCGGCAGATCAATTTATTGAGTATTATTCAAAATTCAATAGAATTGATGATTATCTAAGATTTGTAAAACAAAGTAGAATCTCTAATTCTTCTGGAAAATTATTTGGGCCTGAGGATGAGATTTTTTCAAATTTTAGTATTCATCCCAATGACATGTCTTTTTCAATTCATGAAGTTGATACTAGTTCAAAACCAAAAACAAAATATAATCAAGAATTATATTCTGAAATTTTGAACATGACTGCATCAAATCCAATTGAGGAAGCAATTCCTGGAAGAACAATTAAATGGATTGTAACTGAAGATACAACTAAAAAAATTGTTGGTGTAGTTAGATTTGGATCACCAACTATTAATTCGAAACCAAGAAATGATTATTTTGGTGAAGTATTATCATTATCAAAAATTAATCATGAGTTTGTAATGGGATTTAATATTGTCCCAGTACAACCTTTTGGATATAATTATCTTGGTGGAAAACTTCTTGCACTACTAGCATCATCTAATGAACTCAAACGACAATTTAATGCAAAGTATGGAACTGATCTTCAATACTTTGAAACAACTTCATTATACGGTACAACAAAAGGAGTATCCATGTATGATGGTCTTAAACCTTATATTCGACACATAGGAGATACTGAAAGTAATTTTCTTCCATTATTTCATGATGATTATTTTAGAGATATGTTTTGGTGGTTCAATAATAATGCAAACGGTGGAGAACGATTAATTTCTGCAGATAAATCATCTAAGAAATTAAAAATTCAAACCAAGATGATTTCAATCATCACAAAGTCTCTTTGTGATGCCTCAAAACTACTTGAGTTTAAATCTTGCATCGAACATGCAAAATCACTCACTGAAAAGAAAAGGTATTATATCTCTAAGTTTGGATACGAACCACAAGAAGTCATCGAATGGTGGAAAAGAAAAGCATCTAAAAGGTATGAAAAACTCAAGTCAGAACATAAATTAAGAACAGAACTTGAGTTGTGGACAGCACATTCAAACTTGGAAATTATTAGATAATATGGAATTAAAAGACTGGTTAAATTCAATCAATCAAACGAAAAAAAATCTAATTGATGAGGATCCATCTTTAGAAAAAGAATACAATCCGTATATTATTAATCGTTGTTTTTCTGGTCATATTGATTCTATTATGTTTGCGAATGAAATGAATATGTACTCATTCCTTTCAAAGAAAATGCAATATGACTTTTTTATAAATAGTCTGAGGAAAAAGAAGAGATTTTCTCCCTGGCTCCGTAAAGATACAATCAAAGATCTTGATTATGTTAAACGTTACTATGGTTATAGTAATGAAAAGG